AGAATGATGATGTTACATATGATTTACTCGGGAACTCAGGACGTACGCCGATCCTAAACTTTGCTATATCCTTTGTCCTATATTCATCTCTTATATTTTTAAAATACGGTACAAATGTTTCAGATGCGATTTCAGCTGAACTTGTATCTGCAAAAGATGTATTATCAAATGCTACTTCTAATCTCGGTACAAATACTGTATGTGTTTCTCTACCATAAAATTTAATTGTACCTAACGTATCACCCGATAATTCATCGGTTTTAGAACGTTTTACAATGAAACCATTGTTAGTAATATCTTCATCTACCCAATGCTTAACTATGTCTGTCACGTTCATTCTTATATCCGGCACTTCATTTTGAAATGATTGCGATGCCTCAAACGTAGATCCAGTAATCCAGGTTCCTCCGCCATTAGTATTAGTAGCAGACCCGTCGCCACTTGAATGAGCAACCGTAGTATTCCATGTTACTGCATTAGGAGTACCAGATCTATATAACCACGAACATCCATTACGTGTTTCCGGTGTATCAGAAAACATACCATTACCATTTGTCCAGGATTCGGATACCGGATAAGCTTCTAAACTATAACTGCGTAACAAATCTTCTGATTCGGTAGCAAATATTTTTAAAAATACAGATGCTGAATTTGCTGAATTACCGATTGGCGGAATTTTTCCAGCGTTCACTGCATTGCGTAATGTGTTAATTTCTGATCCAAAATTTATTAAGATTCTAGTATTCAAAGTATTAGAAAAAGCAGATGATGCTGATGATATTTTAATAAGTTCTAATATTTGATCCACACCGGTATTACGTTCAGTGAATCTTTCATAAATAGTAGCATCGCTTTCAGCGTAAAATAGTCTATACATAATTATACATTTACAGTTCTACCTTCAATATCCTGATTTGGATATTTTACTTCAAAAATACATGGATCTAAACTTGGATATAATATTCCATGTTTAGTTGCACCTGCAATATCATATACATTTCCAGAATACCCATCAGATGTTGAAAATTTATTTTGAATTTCAAAACTTGTAACTGTTTGGACACCTTCAACTAAATCCAAATCTGCTTTGATAGCATTTAAATCAATACTGGCATTTATTTGCATTCTATCAATATTAAATAATACTTTTAATCTTTCAATACAATTCAAAATTGCTTGATTTGAATTATAATTCGGTCTAGCTATGATTTCAAAAGTTAAACTGATATTTACAATGAAAGCATCTTTTATATTAATAGCATCAGTTAACATTCGATATTCGGATAGATATGTTCTTATATTTTCCTTAACGGCTAAATTTGCCGGCGTTAGATTTTTATTCTCATCTAATGATAAAACATAAAGATTTAATGCTAATGGATTCTGAATAGTATAACTAGGATAACTTTGATCATATGTATTAATCTGCGTATCACCAATAATATAAGCTTTATCAACAGATCCGAATCGCCGCGGCATTGCATAAATTCTACTAATATAATCTTCTCTTGTAATGGCTCTATTCTGTGCTGCGAAACTTGCAATTGCATTTTGTCTTATATTTTCAATTGATTCCCGATCACCACCGCCGGTAATTGGCATCGGATTAATTATCGCTAACGTCTCTTTAGTATCATCTAAATTTACAGTAGATCCTTCATTGAGATAAGTTACATCAACTACTTCAGTTATAGTATTTACTCCAGTATTATCATCTATCCCACCTCCAATTGTATAAGTTACAGTTAGAGAAGTATTACTAGGTGCTAAACCATAAGTACTTGTGTATAAAAAATTTGAAGGATCTAAATTGTTATTTGTCGTTCTTCTTAAATATTCAAGTCCTAAACCAACATTTTTTGGATTTGGGATAATTTCTTCATCAGCATCGGAACTAATACCAGATCCGAATTGTATTTCAACTTTATTATCAGCTCTAGTTCTAGTTACAAATCTCCTAGGTGTTTTCTTCAATTTTAAAATATAAGGGACACTTGATCTGAATTGACTAAGTGTCGGATCGTTAAATGGTACATTTAAAATATCATCAAATACAGTATCCTGAGCTAGATAATCTACTTCATTCCAATTATTTTCAGCTGAATCCTTAATAGTTACAATATCAATAACATTATCTTCTGTCAATACAATTTTGTCATAAGCTTTAGGTTCATTGAATGTAAATGATTCAGTCTTTATTTCTCCAGATACTATATCAACTTCTTTTTTAAGTAGATATCTTGCTACATTTCCTGACGCATTTAACTCATAAACAGATATTTCCGGGTCATTATTAAAATCAATAGGTTCCACTGTTCTATATAAAGTGCCAGCATCTGATGTTACTGTCATACCGGTTGCTATTGATAATGCATATCTCATATCCGGCTCAATAGATGTCCCCGAACCCTTTGCCGGCACTAATTGATACACATCTAATTTACCAGTAGCTGCAGAAAAATTTCTAGCATCATAACCGAATAATTTTGATAATGTAATTATACTACCGCGCTCTTGAGCTAAACTTAATATCGATTCTCGAAATGCTGTATCTGTATAATATGATAACACATCGCCTACATATGATGACATTTCCATAAACAACATACCTGGCGATGTCTCATTGAAATCGCTATATGTATCAGGAAAATAATTTTTCGTAAAATTGATTAGGTTTTGCCGAAATTGGGCAAAATCTTTATTCAAATATTTTACTTCTTTTTTAATTTGTGTCATAATTCATATCTCATTAATATGTACCCGGCGATGTGACAGGAGCTGAACTAATCGGAACTAATTGGAATGATTGCTGTACAGTATCTGCAATAGAGGTTTCTTGTGTATCAATCTGTAGTATTGCTTCTTCATCTAACAATACATTAATTATTATGTTAGCTCCCAATGTAGTGACTGATACATCAAATTTAATATTAAGTCTTGCTAATACCCTATCCTCAGATACTAGTAAATTATTTAAAGTAGCATATGGTAACCAATATTTAAAATCTTTTTTAATTGATTGTTCTAAAACTGATAGAGTTTGATTAGTCAAGTTTTCAAAAAGAGTATCAAAAATATCAGTTCCTAAATTAGGTTGCATATAACGCTCACCTTTTCTAGTTAATAATAATGATTTGATATTACTCGTTACTTGTTCTAACGTTGTATACGATTGTACAAAAACTGACCCTCCATTAGAAGATCCGGACGCATAATTTGATGTTTCAGAAAATGCTGCCGCGGCTTTATTGAATGGCAGTTTTATACCTATTGCAACATTAGGTGTTGTGGTAAATGGTTCTATCCTGTAGATCGGTCTAGCCATTATCTACGGCCCTTCTTTTTGTCAATAGCTGTCATCAGAGCAGAATAATCCTTGTTCATGATGTTTAAAACATTGGCAACGGCTTCATTTGATGCATCAACAGGCTTACCATCAATGTCAGTCATTGGAGTAACATCTGGTTCTGAACTCATCATGCTCAATCCAGATTCAACTAATGGACCTGTGTTCATTTCAGTGAAGTTTGTGGACGTTGCTGTATCATTTAAAATATCATTCAGAATAGAATTCTTTGAAAATGTCTTTTTCGAAGCAGGCTTTCTGCGCTGTGATTTAGCAGGCATTGGCTGTCGTTGTTCTGATAACACATCTTTCAGTATAGGCAGAAGTTCTTCAGTTAGAACATCTCTCATTTCCTGTCTGATCATTTGCCTTAAAGCTTGTGTAAATTTACCCATAGTATTACTTTACTATAAATATGAAATGTAACGGAATTATCCTTGTCTTTGTTCAACTATCAATGACTGAGTAGATTCTTCAAATATGAACACATTGCCTAACCATGCACGTTCAGTCACTGTTCCATTAGATATTAACCTTGCTGATCTTGCTGCACGTGAGAGCGATTCCTGACTATCAGGCGGAATAGGATGTACGGTCATATGAAAATGCGGACCAGATGCTGCTGAAGAGGGGTGATTATATTCATCTATGAATCTGAAAATAGGTTTTCCATCTGGTCTAACATTGTTAGAAGATCCGGCTATACCATGTAAAATATTAGCAACTCTTGTTACATATGCTCTAGGCTTAACGACAAAATCCATAGCCACTCCTCTAGTATGATTACTTACATATCCTAATCTTTGATGAAACTCATCATTTCCTCCGGTCAAAGCAACCTCAACCATTGGCAATTCTCTTTTTATTTCATTCAATGCAAATATAGTC